GGGAGAGTGACGTACTGTCATGTAGTTGTACGTCTACCTCCTTTTCATTTCATAAATAAAATTGATTGCCGAAAGGCAGATCCAAGAAATAAACACTAAAGATAACTATTAACTCCTGAAGTTAATAAACCTCGATTACATATTAACGTCTTGAAAGTCGAAACGTTCAATAAACGTCAAAAGATGGGGTGGAACAACGTCCGCCTCACCGTATAACACTCGTAATGCATACAATATCTTATTGTACAATGGGTCGTTAAACCCCGCATCCGTAGCGATTGCTCGAACTCTGGCTGTTGAGATGTCTGGTCTCTCCACCTGATATTCGGGATAGCACATTAGTCGTAAGACTTTGAGTCTTTCTCTAATGTTGAATTGATGCAGTTGGCTTCGTCCAAGAAAAGTCACTTCTTCACTTTTGTCTGTGATCACTGACTTCGTTAAATTGACGATCCATCCGAATCTCTCTCCAACTTGTGCAATGCTGTAAATGTCCGGTTTCATTCCATCTGGAACGAATACGACTGAATCGTCGCCTTGGACATAACAGTCCTTAAAACCAATATCTAGCACGTTGCATATATAAAACAGTCTTGCGTAGTTAATAATACTTCCAACAATGTTGGTAAAGTAACTACCTGATGGAATCCCTCCTCGACGCATGTATAGCTTACCGTCTGGTGACGCTAGCTTGCGTACTTTGAAAGATTCTCGTGCAAACTGAAATGCACGTCGCGTAAGGGCAGAAGGAAAAGTTAGCACTTGCTCTAAGCAGTTGAAAGCGTTGTCGATCTCCCACAGTTGTACTGTAGCATCGAAGCTCTTCCAATCTAAGCAAATGAACCATCCTTGTTCAAGCCCTAGGTTGAATAGAAGTCGTGGGACATGCGTAGTCGGGTCTTTTCCCGTTACATAAAAGGTGTCTCCTCTTTTAAAGGCCTCTAATAGAGGTGCGGCTGATAGACCTTCAATCAAAATATTATGAAAAGCCTCACCGAAGACATTCCTAACCTTTATCGATGGGAGTCTTGCTAGTTGTGTTCTTGTAAAAGCAACGTCTGGCGTGCTATTGTCAGCGACATGGCTTACTGCTGGTGCGTAGCCTATAGTCTCAATCTCTTCGCTGAATGTGCGAACAGCTCTGTTTGCAATACCCTTTGCTCGATGAAGATTGTCACCTTCACCCTTCTTTCCAACGTAGCCGTAACCGGCCGCTGAGCTGGATTCAAAAGGAACTAAGTCGAAACCATTCTCGAAAGAATAACTTGCGACCACTGGTACACTCGCTGCCACTTTGCGTGCGACTGCATCCTTAGTTAACCTCCAAATCTCATCTGTTGGTTCTGGTAAGAGTGGTTTTCTGAATAATGCTATTGCTGATAAGTGTCCTTCTTTTGTATAGAATGAACGAGCCCATCCGTCAATTTCTTGCATATCCATAGCGGAAGCGTACTTCTTCACGATGTCATAGACCGGTTGGTCCACAATCATTTGAAACTCCTCTCGAACGTAACGTTCTGGGATTTCACCGATGTGAATAAGTCCTTCCATTGAAATTACCTACCCTGGATTCGCTAAAGCGGATCTCTTGCGGTTGTTAGCGAGTCGTGAATTGCCAAAAGCTTTCTCTGAAGCCCCGTAAAGGAATGGCTTGACTCTTAACACTCAAAGAGTGGATT